GAGAACCTCGTATGCTTTTCCTAATAGTTGGAACGGTAATAATGCCCCAGGCATTTATACTACAGGCGCTGGAGGCGATAACTTTTTGTTTTCTACTGCAAGTGCCAACCCTACTCTTGGCGACGGTAGTTATAATTTTAATATCATGTACAGACTTGTAAACGCTTAACCTATGGCTAAAATTGAAAACCTTTCCGTCTATCCTTTAACGACACCTACAGCTGATGACTTTATTGTAGGAACGGATACAAGTAATGATAACCGAACCGTATCATTTAAAATATCTGATCTTGCTGCGGCTGGAGGGTTACAAGGCTTACAGTCTGTTTTAGATACAGGCAATACAGCTACGCAGAATATTGACCTTACAGGAAATATTACGGTAGTAGGAACGGTTTACCCGACAACTATTACGGCTGCGGGAACTGCTGGAACAGCTGGTCAAATACTTTCTTCTACGGGTACAGGTCTTCAATGGATCAACGCAGCGGCAGATCAGGATCTGCAGTCTGTATTAACTGTGGGCAACACCACTACGCTTGACATAATTACAAGTGGTAATATCACAAGTACTGGCAATATTACTATGAATGGTGCAGCACAAACGCTTGCTCTAAGTAATGGCACTGACATGACGCTGGCTGTGAATAGCGATATTACAACGTCAGGAAACATAAACCTTTCTGGCGCCACCTCTGTTTTAAACTTCGGAGCTACAGCCGCTATCAATGACTACAGTGGTGCAACAGGAACAGCTGGCCAGATACTAACAGTTAACGGAGCGGGCACTGGTATTGAATGGTCTACAGGTATCCCAACACAATCGATGCCTACATTACAGCAGGTTCTTACAGCCGGTAATACGGCAGTAGGTGTAGGTATAAACTTAACGGCTACTTCTCCATTAACATTAGATGCTTCTTCAAATATTGTGTCTGCAGGCGATAATACGTTTAGTGGAACCAATACATTTAGCGCCAACGGAACTTTAGTTACTACAGCCGGAGTGGTATTGAGCGGCTCGCTTTTTGACGGAGCGGGAACTGGTACGTTGGGACAAGTATTAACGTCTACAGCTACCGGAGTTTCTTGGGCAGATTTATCTACCTATGGATTAGTAAGTGTAACTACAGCCACACCAACATTAGCTACAGTACCGTTGTTACCACTGGTTGCCTCAACTGCTGCGGGGGCCGTGACTCTTACTCAACGAATCTATGCGGGGTCAAGTCTTATAGGCGTTGTACCTTCAGGAGGTACTGCTTCTACATTCCTTCGTGGTGATGGCTCATGGGCTACACCAACAGGTACGGGTGTTACTTCTGTTACAGGTGCTGCGTCATCAGTATCTACAGGAACCCCACAAACGATTACTCCTACTACAGGAGCTGTCGTGGTTACACCTCACTCTTATGCTGGGGGAGCTAATGTAGGCCACGTGCCTACGGGAGGTACTGCTTCTACATTCCTTCGCGGCGATGGAACGTGGTCAGTTATTGCTGGAGTCCCTCGCTGGTCTCAATACTTTAAATTTTACAACGGCAAGTTTACTGTAACATCAGGAGACTATATGATAAATGCAGGTGTTGGAGATTTTGGAGCGGCTAATCCTTCTCAAAACTTTATTGTTTCTCACGGAGCTTCATCTCCAGCTGCGGTAGCTATTACAGATGCGAGGTTGATGGAGAATATATATTTTGGAAATGCTGGGGATGGATCTTGTATAAGTGGATACCCTACCAATTCAGTGTGTTCAGTTGATTATCAAATTCTCCTTGATCAAACATGTAACGTAACTATAGATATATGGAGAGTCGATGAGGCGGGAGGAACGGCTAATGCTACACCGTTAGCCAGCGGTACTATAGCTATTACTGCAAGTACGCTTGCAACAGGAGAGCTTACCGTAGGAGCTGGTACGAATAATGAATTATCAGCAGGTGATAGAGCTGTCATAACCTGGAGGTCAGACACTACATATGCCAATAAAGTACTGAGCATGGGATTAACCGTTAGGTTCCAGGGCGTATAATTAAAATAAAATGAAATGGACATCAGGAAAATATCAATCGGCGCAGACTATAAGTCTGGCGCGATGCATTACATCGTAGGTCAAGAAGTTTTGGGTGGTAGTCATATTATCCACCTTATTCAAGATCATGACGAAGGTTATAAGATTTGGATACAAAAGGCTGAGGAGATATATTTGTGGAAAGAGTTTAGAAAAACTCTACCCATCTCTTTAGAATTTAATATCAATTTTTAATGCAATCTCCTTTTAGCTTTATAGTAAAAGCATACAACGAAAGGAGGTACGATAATATTAAGGAGATAGGGGGTATAGACTTTATCACCAGTGTATCTAAAGAAGATCACACCGCATCCAATCGTTTTGCTATTGTAGTGGAAACCCCACTAAAGTATACGGGCCCTATAAAAAAGGGTGACCGACTACTCGTTCATCATAATGTATTTAAGTATTATAACGATATGAAGGGGAGGGAAAAAAGCGGGAAGAGTTATTTTCGAGACGATATGTTTTTTGTGGAGATGGATCAGTTCTTTATGTACCACGATGGTACACGCTGGAACTCACATGGCAAATATTGTTTTGTAAAGCCTGTGCCTGCTAAGGATTCAACTATTTATAAAACAGGAGAAGAACCTCTGGTCGGAATACTTAAGTATGGGAATAAACAGCTCGAGGCTTTGGGTGTTAAGGAGGGGGATGAAATATCTTTTGAACCTCATAGCGAGTATACTTTTTATGTAGACGGGGAGAAGCTTTATCGAATGTTTACTAATAACATAATGATGCTGTTATGATATATATAATCGATGACTTCTTGGAGGCGCCTATTTTAAGCGCAGCTAATGCCTATCTAAATAACGGTCCATTTGTAAAAACCGTTTCGGGAGAAAAGGATTTTTATATAAAAGAATCTCCTGATGACTTTACTCAATATATAGTGGATCGATTGACGGTGATAGAAAAGAGACCTGTAGCAAGCATCCTTGCTTTTTTTAGAGAAGCTACCGATGAGTTAGATGTAACATGGCGCATACATTCCGACTTAAATATTAAAGGAGAAAAACCAGATAGAGCTTTGGTCCTTTATATGTCTCCACGAGAGCTTGAAGATTTGCATGGCACAGCTTTATGGGAGCATAATCAATACGGTAGAGAAATCCCTAAAGGAATTACCGATGAAGAGTATGACACTATGATAAGTGTAGACGCAGAGGATCTCGAGAGATGGAGGTTAAGTTCTGTTATAGGTTATGAAAGAAATCGACTTATATCTTACCCTTCTTCTTATTTCCACAGTAAGTACCCTAACGTATCTTGGAAAGAAGGAAGGCAAGTTTTTGTAATGTTTTATAAATTTAATTAATATGGGAGTACAGAAAAACATCGCGGCTTTGAAAGCCAACACAGAGTCTATTACAGAGAATTTAAAAAAGCTTATATTGGAAGAACAGCAAACTCGAGAGTTGGCTTTAGGAACTTTAAATCTTTTAAAGCTTATGCCAGGTTATGAAGAGGCTTTGGAGAAAATGAAAGAAAGCGTTAAGGAAGATGAACACCAAGGAGATTAAGTTACAGATTATAGAAGCAGGAGAAAAAGCTGTTCGTCAGTTAGTCAAAGTAGCTAAAGAAGATATTATCAAGTTTGATAAAGACGATGAGCTGGCTGCCGATAGATTAAAAAACGCTGCGGCAACTAAAAAGCTTTGTATCATGGATGCTTTTGAAATATTAAAAAGGATAGAAGAGGAGAAAGCTTTATTAGATGGAACTGTTGTAGAATCAAAAAACACCGCGCCTAAAGGATTTGCAGAATCAAGATCAAAATAGTTTATATAGGGTAGTAGCTAAGGCTATACCTAAAAGCGTGCTGGCAAATAAAAACCGTGCGCGTAGCTGGTCTTATGGATATGATTCTAAATATGACGTCGTTGTTATTTCTAAGACAGGTCAAATTGGGGAGGTCTACGAAATCAACGGTTTGCGCGTGGCTTTACCCAAAGTCCCAAAAGAAGTTTACTCTCGTTCTAAGAAAAAAGAAAATCAATACTGGGAGGCTTTTGAATACAGTAAAGACCTTAAGCGTATCAAGTCTATATTTCAGTGGCATGAAATGCCTGACACTTTTAAGTATAAGTGGGTGAATTATATAGAACTCGAGTTCGACAGAAGAGAAGAAGGCTTTTGGTTTTTAAATAACGGCATACCCACATACATTACAGGAACACATTATATGTACTTGCAGTGGACTAAAATTGATGTAGGGCATCCTGATTTTAGAGAAGCGAATAGAATTTTTTACATTTTCTGGGAGGCATGTAAAGCAGATAAGCGTAGCTTTGGGATGTGCTACTTGAAGATACGTCGTTCAGGATTTTCATTTATGAGTTCAAGCGAAGGGGTAAATCAAGCCACGATAACTAAAGACTCACGAATAGGAATACTTTCAAAAACAGGATCTGATGCTAAAAAAATGTTTACCGATAAGGTGGTACCAATATCTAACAACTATCCCTTCTTCTTTAAACCAATACAGGATGGAATGGATAAGCCTAAAACAGAACTTGCTTATCGTGTTCCTGCTTCGAAGATTACAAAGAAAAACATGTATGAGATCGAAGAGGAGGAGTTGGAGGGACTGGATACAACTATAGACTGGAAGAATACGGGAGATAATAGTTATGATGGAGAGAAGCTACAGCTGCTCCTGCATGATGAGAG